CGTGTTTTCTTGGCCTATCTCGGAGGCCAATAATGGATTGGTTGCAACTTCTATTAATTCCGCCCAATCATACGCTATCGTCATTTCTAATCCGACAAGATCTTCGGAGGAGTAATCCAAATCACCAAAATTAATTGATGTAATGATTCCCCCGTTTAATATCCATTTTTCTAATGCTTCACCATCGGCATTTAATTGTTGAATCTCAAGATTGTCTACATATAAGCTTGATTGAGATTTTGATATTCCGTCAACAAAAGAGCGGATATCTGATTGGTTTGGATAAACATAACCAAAGTTAAATATTTTTCTTAATAATCTTTGTGTGACCTCAGATGTATCAACCATGCTTATGCTTATATCGTTCCAAGTTAAAAGCGCTGGATACTTAAAAGTATGGTTTATAAGTTGATACTCACCAGTACTTACTTCAAAAGATGGCTTTGTAACAGTCTTAGCCCAATACCAAATAGATTCGCCGGTGGGGACCCCTTCATTGGAATCAAGTATGGCGAATCTATATTTTTGCTTTGGGTCGTTTGAGTTTGTCCAAAAAGCCATTTAAACCTCTATTCAACTGGATCGCTATTTACGCCTTGTGAATTATCAACATTAGGTTGGTAGTTAGGGGCCTCGATTGTTGTATCGCCAGCCTCAAAGTATCTCTGATTAGCAAGCGTAGGATCAGGATGTGCTGTTCCAAATTCGCATGTTGCCCAATCGTATCGGATTGTGAGTTCAACAGTTCGAAGATCTTCACTTGAATAATCAAGATCACCAAAATTTGCAGCCTTAATGAAAGGTTGTTGAAGAGTCCAAGTCTCAACTACATCACCATTCGCTTTAAGAACTTCAATTGTAATGTTTCGAAGTCCGGCAGCGATTGAGCGGTTCTTAGAGATAGTGCTGAATTGATCATCACTAGTATTATCTGGTACCATATAACCCGAGTTGACAAGTAATTGGTTTGTGAGACCTACAGCGTCAGGTGAAATTGGATCAACTAGAGACAAGCTAACTTCTGACCATGAAACTTTGCCGGGGAAGTAGTATTTTCCGCCGAGGTAATGATGTTCGGTTTCTCCAAGATCAAAAGATGGAGTTGTAACGCTCTTTGCCCACCACAGTACGCCACCTAATTCGGTGTTATTTGTGTTCAAAGAATCAAATGTTACTCTAAATCGAAAATTTCTTTTAGGTTCGGTACCTGCTTGAGTCCAAAATGCCATTATACTAATCTCCCTTTATTATAAATAGTATCCATTAGAATTGTACTCCAGATCTTGTGATAATAAAGTCTACTGCAACAAATTCTATTGCTTTTGCTGGCTTCACGTAAATCTTGGCGTACAAGATATTTCGGTCTTGTAGATCTGGTGTGGTAGTTGAGGAGTCCAAAACAATTTTGTAATCTGTGATACCACCACCGGCTTTGATTCCACCCAATACGCGATCTGCACGGTTCTTAAATTTATTCCAAGTAACCTGAATGTTTTGATCAAAGAGGATGGTCTCAGCAATCTTACCAATTTTCTTCTTGAGGAAGATCATCATGCGTCGAACATTGATTCGATCTAATGCTGATGGAGCCTGTTGAAGAGTTTTTTGTCCAAAGATTACGAATTCTCCTTGAAGTCGTGCGATTGGGTTAATGTCGGTTTCGTAAAGATCATCACGGTTGCTCTTATTAAGAGTCTCAGCAAGTGAGGTAACAAGAGGACCAGCAGAACCACCAAGTTGTCCGATGCCGCCACGGTTGAAACCAGCAGGGGCAAACCATGGTGCAGAAAGTGCTTGTGATTTTGCAATTGCACCGATAGCAGCAACAGATGGAGGACAGTTAGCAATGATTGTTTCGCCTCGGCCTCTTACTCGTGTCCATGGATGATAAGCAGCAGCGTATGAAGAATCAAAGTTTCTTGATCGAACACCGCTAATCACACTGGCCAATGCACCCTTACCAACATTTGAAGGAGTAGTTTCTGCGGCTGTTGTGAATGCGCTTTCGAGATCAATGATTGCAAGAGAGTCTTGTCGTTCATCAACAACTTCAATCATACGATTGGTAATTGAAGAAACATTGATTCCGGGAAGTGCTAACAAGTCCATCTCTACATTCTCAGGGAACTCTGCGATATCGAGAGTCTTGTTAAGTGTATAGAATGTGTAACTTGTGTTGTCTGCTGTACCAATAACACCTGAGCGGTTGTTAAATGGATCAAGTTCTGAGATATCAAGTCCATCGAAACCACCGAAGAGTGGAACGATAAATTTCTTAATGTTCTTATCAAGAAGTGCTTGGTCTCCGTTAGTCGCGGTGTAGGAAGTGTTTCCTGCTCTTGAACCAGAAGCATAGTAAGCGCGATTCGTAGTAGAATCGTAAACAACATCGTCCATAGTAAAGATGAATGCTCTTTCGGTAGAAACAGCAGCCAAGCCAGAGTTCTCATGAACATCAAAGCCGTAAGGCATTGAGCGAACCAAGTCTCTATAGCCTTGATCTAACAAGTTAGAGGAGGAAAGAGATTGATTAAGACCAAAGAAGTCTGTTGTTTTGAAGTTAGCATTTTGAATCCCATTAGAATCTACAGTAGATAACTTGAATGTTGGGAACTTAAATGTTACAACACGCTGATCTACTTCACCGGTTGCATTACCAACGACGGCAAAACCACCGTGGCCTTGTCCTGCTCTGTTGACCGCAGGATTGCCCGGCAAGTTACCAGAACCAACAACCATGATGTTAGTAAGGTTGCTGCTGTAATCAGTTGGAGATACAGGTGTTGCATTACTTCCTGAAAGAGTGAAGGCAACAAAACGTTGAGGTCCGTACCAACCAAATGGAAGAGCATAATCATCTTCAGGGGGTTGATCGTTTTTCAATGCCGGAGCCATATCGATGCGGATGTAATCTGATTGGTTCTCGTACTTTCCGACCATATTGAATTTAAGGTCAGTAGTGTCCCAAGTCATTTGCATATCACCAATTCTTTTAAGAATGTAGTTATCGCTAAATGGGTTCAGAGTCAAGTTGGAAAACTGCTCAGCAAGTGAGTTATCTTTCCAGCGTCTTACGCTAATTGTAAATTTAGAATCTTTATTTACCTCGGATCCAAGAACAAGGTTCTCAATCGTACAGTAATATTCGTGTTGGAATGATTCGCCAGCCTGAAGAGCAACGATTCGGAAAAGCCTTTCCGCTCCGTCAGGAGTGTATTCAGTAGCATCGCTGCTTGGGTCTCTGTTAATGATATAACCAGACTTAGCGGCAATAGCAGCGTATCTATGGTTAGCGAAGGCAGTAAGTGTAGGACGGGCTTTGCCGGGATCTACACCAGCAGAACCGGAAGCCAAACCAAGTATAATACCAAGCTGATCCCCAGCAGTTGGGCTGTTTCCAATGGCTCGTTGTACTTCTTCTTCGTATGTTTCACCAAGCCAGTAAGTTTTAGCAGTATCGTTGATGCTACTGTTAACAGCATGTGGTGTTGTGCTGAACACGCTACGAATGTAGTTCTTAGAGCCGGGGGTAAAGTCAAAGGTTTTTGTTTCAACAACGTTTCCACTTGAGTCTTTAACGACTGCTTTGAATGTTGCACCGTTTCCAGAACCAAGAGATTCCATCATTACATTACTACCAGAGATCAAAGATCCTGATGGAGTAGCGATTGCACCAGATAATTCAACAGAGCCTTGGTTTACATAGAAAACCGCTGCTAATGAACCAGTAGGCATATTGCTTCGTGGAGAGGAACCAGAAGACACAACGAATAACCCGAAAGCACCACCTGATGCTGAGTAAGCTGTGTCCAAAGAACCTGATGTGTTCCAACCGGCAGCACCAGTTGAACCAGCAGTCGCTTGGTCAGATTGTTCACCCAAAAGACGAACAAATGTTAATGGACTTTCGTTAGCTGCCAACCATGCTTCAGCAGCAATAGCAGCGTATGTTGGAGCGATAGTGTTGCCATTTCTCCATACATCTGGATTGCTAGATTGTTGGCCATAAACTGGTTCGCCAAAAACACTAACAAAATCATCAAAAGATTTAATTCTGATTGGCTGCATTGCAGGGCCGCGAAGGGCTCGTCCAATCAATAAAGGGCCGTCGCCTTCTTGTAGTGCGGGTACGGTACTTTGATCGATCTCGGTTAACTGAATACCGGGAGAAATAAAATCAAATTTTCTAGGCATTAAAGTACTCCTTGTAAAGTATATTTCATAATAAATAGTATGATATGGCCTCAATAGTCATTATTCGCGATATTTCTGCTTGTAGGGTCTGGCCCAAGGAATCGTGTCTCCCAAGATAACGCGCTCGCGGCTCATCTTAACATCCACATAGTTTTCTCTGACTACTATTTTTGGCTTTTCTCTGTTACTTCCTTCACCCATCAAATAGCCTAAGACCTTTATCTCGACTTGGGTTTGAAAATATCTTTCTTCTTCTCCAAGATTGGTTACATTAGTAGCAGGGCTAAAATCTTGTTGAAGAAATGCTTCATACCGATGACCATCGTTATCAAACAGAAAGTGGTTAGTTGCCCCTGTTCGAGTCATAAACGGGCTTACCAATTGATTCATTTGTTGAAGGTAATTGGTTCTAATGGTTATGCTGTACATGCAAGTAACATAAGTTGGGACTGGTGCTTCAAAAGTCTCATAGACTATTTTATTGTTTGGTCCCTTTCCTGTTTGGTCTCCATTGTGGAGTTGGCGTGCTTTATCAGCATTAGCAAAATTTCTTGTTTTTATCTGAACGATCCGACTTCCAATAGCGGTGGCGCCGCCTTTATAATCAGGATATTCAGGTGAGTTAGCATAGTAAGATCCTCGAAAATTAGGATCTTTTACCATGGACTTTCTCATGATTGATATCAGCGGGAGCTTGAGTTTACCCGCAGAATCTCGTAATTCTTTGTTGTTTTTGATCTGGAATGATCTTTCAGAGGATAACCAGATAATTGGAGTCTTTTTCCAACCTTCGTTTGTTTCAGCGGAGAGATTCAATAAACCATCGACCCAATTGTACAAGCCAGTATCAATACTTTCAATGGTTGAAGGCAAGAAAGGTATTTCTTCTGTTATATCACTCACTGTTGAATACCCCGTCTCTAGCTCTTATGCAATTAGCAGTAACTTCAAATCTGTGTTCGATTTGTCCAAATAGTTGTTTTGGCTCATTGAGCTTTGCTATCTCATAGTAAATATCGCCATAACGAACGAAATCACCCTCGCGGACAAAAAGATCTTGATCTTCGGTCAATCGGCGCTTGTGGAAATTGATGGTTATATTGGTGCTTTTATCTAATCCCATGTTATCTAAAAAGGCTGTTTCAACCCCTCCATATTCCACGAGAGCATAGACTCTAACGGGATGTAAAAAAGTTTTTACAATGGCCTCACCGTATACTGGGTGGAAGTTGGTTCGGTCAATGTCGATTGGGAAATAGAGGACCTGTTGGCCAATAACTCTCTCGATG